CCCTCACCCGTGGCGCAGAGAGCGCCGGCAAAAACGGCTATACCAAACGGCGACAAGAGGATGACGTTAACATCATCGCCATTCAGGAACGCGCCGTCTGCGAGAACCCCAGCGCGGGGCCTGACGGCGCGGGCATCAGAACGGATGGCGCAGCCTACACGCTAGAGGCGCGGACAGTGCCGCAGGCGGTCGCCGCTCCTTATACCCTTCAGGGCTGGGCCGTGCGCCGCCTGATGCCGGTCGAGTGCGAGCGGCTACAGGGCTTCCCTGACGGATACACCGACATTCAGATCCGCAACAAGCCGGCCGCAGACGGGCCGCGCTACAAGGCGCTTGGGAATAGTATGGCGGTGAACGCGATGCGTTGGCTCGGGCGCCGGATCGAACTAGTCAGGGCCGCCTAGTGCGGTCGCTGTCATCACAGAAGGGATAGCACATGGTGCACGCTAGTTGGCTTGAGGCTAGTGGCGAACGATTGGCGAACCCCACAGATTGCAGCTTCTCATCCTCTGCGGTGAGAGCGGCCCCGCCGTGAGGTAGGGCAACCCGTGGGGTTCACCTGTCGTTGTCTAATGCGAGGCCGCTTGTTTATCAAAATACCACCAAAGGAGAAGGACGATGGCCAAGTTTCCAAATACCGTTTTTGTGAAGTTTGAGGACGGCGGCACTGGTCCCGATTACCTCTGCGCGAGTGCGGACATCGAGGGAATGGTTGATGTCGGCAGCAAGCAGAAGGTTGCGATCTACCGACTCGAAAGCATGGTCGAGTGTGAGGGCGTTGTTAAGACCACCCCGGCCCGCAAGCAATCGCGCAGACGCTGATTTATCAATTTGTGCATCAGCGCAATATGATGGGACGGGATGTGATGGGATGGGAGAGGCAGTAACGATGACAAACCAACCGCACAAGTGGCCCGCGTGGCAACCGATAGAGACGGCACCGAAGGATCAGAGCCAAGAGCAGCGGCTGCTTGGCTTTGATCCGGACCACGGCATTCGCATCATGCAATATGATGGCTGTGGTGCCGGAACGGGCGGCTTTGATATTGCGCTAGACGGCATCGACATAGGCGAGCACGGAACCATGCCATACGATTTTGAACCGACCCACTGGATGCCACTACCGGAGCCACCTAATGACTGACGACCGCCGCTTACCGCTGGTTAGCGCAGACATCGCTACCCTGCGTCGGATTGCCGACACGTTCGGCCACCGCGAACATCGCGAGGTGCTGAACGCAGCTTTCGATGAACTGGAGCGGTTGCGGACGCTCGGTGAGCAAGCGGAGAAAGAGAAATGAGTGACGACAACGCCAAAACCCAATTTGAAGAAGTGTTGTCCGCTCTGTCAGCGGCCTACATTGAGGTCGAGCAGTTGCGGGCGGCGTTGCGCGATCTGCTCCAATACTGTGACGACCACAACTGGGGCACGATACCGGAGGGCGCAACGATTGATCGGGCGCGGGCCGCTCTCGGTGAGGCGTCGTCTGCACAAGCGGAGAAAGACTAATGGACATAGTTGAGCGGCTACACTTCGATGAGGCGCGCTGCGAGGCCATGTTTTCCAAGGGAGTTGCCTCGAATATCAAGGAAGCCCGCCAAGAGATCGAGCGGCTGCGCGCGGCGCTAGAGGAAGTGGCCATAGCAGCCGAGAATAACGAACTCTTGGCCCCTGATATGGTGGCTAAGTTCTGCCGTACCGCTCTAGAGACAGAACCGCAGACATAATGGAGCCACGATGACCTCACACCCGCTGGATATTCCGAACTGGATTGGGCGCAACAAGCCGTCCAAATATGTTGCGGAAATAGACGAAGCCGAACTTGCCGTTAGAATGGTTGAGGCCGCGATTGGCTTGAAGCGCCCACCAGGAGCAACAGCTAGGGAAACTCTGGCCGATGCGGATTGGGGGCCAGCATTTGAGCGAGCGGCCAGAGCCGCAATGGAATACTGGCAAGAATGCCTCGTCCAAATGAACGAGGCGCAATGAAGTCACGCTTTACTGCAACTCATGTGCAGACACCACTCTGAGGTTAGCCAATCGCCCGCGTGATTTCCGCGTGGCGCTTCTGAAGGCGCGCAATCTCTCGGGCTAGATAGCCCTGATAGGTCTTCAGGTCTTCCGTTGTGGGTTTGGTACTCGACCGCACTCGCAGGCTGGCCGCTCCATTAGAACGCTCCAATTTCCGTGGGGGCTTTCCTGTAGGCCCATCCCCGTTCCAGTCGCCCATCCGCATTTCAGATAGTCCTCGGCGTTCTCAATGCGAACGTAGGCGGTCCACCATTCACGCGCAGGGAAGTTCGAGGGCTGCGGCATTGTCAATCTCGACATACTGCATTTGAAATTCACCACAAGGTAATATCAGCATTTCGTTTTCGCCATTACGGCGAGCAACAATAATCCACTTCTTCCGACCTTTTTCATCCGTGAGAGGTGCCATTGCAATAACGCTATCGAACTTATGCTCGGTCATAGTCGTCCTCGTATTCCGATTCGTCGAAGTGGTGGACGAAGCCTATCGCTTCCGTGTTGAGGTCTTTGCGGAGGCCGGGCGAGAGCGGGCCGTCGTAGGGTTCGCGCGGGATCGAGTGGTAGCCCTTCGTCGGGCGGTCGCGCGGGGTTGGCTTGCGGATTGTGAGGCGTCCGATGGGTCGCATGTGTTCCCCTTAACAATATCTCCACACCACCGCGCGCCGCAGTCCTGACATTTGAACCGCTGGCGAATGGTGGTCTTGAGATAGTGCAGGCCGCTGCGTTTGATGCGGGGTGATTGACAGGTCGGGCAATGACTACTCTGCCCGGTGTAGAGGTTGAGGTTCGGATGATTGGGCATCCAAGGCTTGATGCGCTCATACACCCTAGCCAGCAGATCGGTGTCCTGCTTGCCGTATCGCCGCATGATGCGCCACGACTTCGGATCGCCGTTGACGCAGCCCCGCCACAGAGCCGCCCCGGTGTTCGGTATCTTGCGCCCCTCGTTGAGATAGCGCCCGATGTTGTCAAGTTTGTTGCTGTCGAACTTGAACGCCCGTCTCGCAGCCTTCAGTGTGTCGATCGTCTTGAACGGACTGGGCGGCGCGAACCCGTTTGTTATCAGCCGAGAATTAATCTTTTTGATGTCGAAGGCATCGCCGTTGTGCGCGCAGATTATATCTGCATCGTCCATGAGACGATGCAACACGCCGCATAACTGCTTGTCGTCGTGCTTGTGGGTCTTGTAGCGAGGGAAGTCAGGAAGGCAACACGTCTTGACCGTCCGCTCGTGCGCCCACTTGTAGGAGAACATCAGAATGAACGTGTCACGTTCGACCCACACCGCAGACGCTTCGGGCGAACGTATTGACCATGAGGCCATGATGATTGGTGAAGTTTCAATATCGAGAAAGAGAATCCTGGGTTCTCTGTTCAAGCTCTCCGCCTGTTGTGAGTTGCGGGCTTACGCATCGACCGGCAAATTAGTTCGATACATGCACGGGAGCGACATAGTGTGGGTCAGGCGATAGCCCTGCCAGTTCTCATGCACGGTCAGGTAACACCAATAGATGTGATGACGTTCTTCGGGCGGCTGTGGTGTTGGTGTCAGGGCTAATGCAATCACCGCCGCGAGGACGACAACCGCAAGAATGTTCACTTTGGAATCATGGCCTCGATAATACGGTCCAGCCTTTGATTGAGGCCGCGCACTTCATCGCGCACGCCGTTCATGGCTTCCGTGATTTGCCTCTCAGCGGCTTCCAATGAGCGCCCTGTGGCGTACTCTCTTGCCACTTCAACCTTGAACTCGGTTAGTGATGTGCTGACGATTTCCAACCGAGCACCTAGTGCGAGTGCGGACAACTGAGCCGCTTCAGCCTTTTCTTCTGCCTTGCCCCAGTCCATCCAGAATTTAGCAAGACCGATGCAGGCCGTAACACCTGAGATCAGCGCCGCCCATGTGATTGCGTCTGTCATCGTTTTACGACGCGATTAAGAATACCGCCGACGATGCCGGTCCCGACTTGCAGGCAGAACAGCCCGCCAACCATCCAGCCGCCCCATTCAAGAGCAAAGCCGGTCAGTGCGTCGGTAGAACCCCAGCCTAGAACCTTGTCGTAAATGACGATCTTGTTCCAATAGACGAT